TTTCTAGAGGTCGCAAAAAAATGAGCCGGAAGCCTAGTAGCAAGCGAGCCTCTCGCCGAGGCGGTGGCAAGAGAACTAATATAGTAGGAGGGATTCGGTTTTGATTAAAACAGAGCCATTATCGCCTAAGGATTTTGGTAGCAATGACACTTGGTTATCTGACTACTTCAGCCTTGACGAATTGTTCCGGTCCCGCACCGCACACCAGAAAGGCATAAAGAATTTTCCGGACGAATCGGATACCCAGCCGATTGAGGTTTTTAATAGTTTAGTGCGATTGACTACATACACACTAGACCCATTGCGTGATTATTTAGGTTTGCCTGTAGTGATAACTTCTGGCTATCGTTGTACTACTCTTAATGCTTTTGTTGGTGGTACGCTGACGAGCCAACATACATATGGTAATGCTGTCGATTTTATAGTTCCAAATCGATCTATTAACTGGGTTGCTGAGCAGATATACGCTTGTCAATTGAAGCATGAGGAACTACATACTAATTTATTTCATTTTGATGTAGCTATAAACGAATATAATGAATGGATACATATATCTAATGTTGGGAATGATGATAAACGCTACTTTGAAAAAACGCATACGGAAATGAAAAGAATACGCTAATGGAACGCAACGCATTTAATCTTAATCATTTATGCTTCACTCTTGGAGCAATGGGACGGCTCAAGACACTTTCCCGTATTCCAGTTTTGCCCGGAGATTCGATGAATATTGATTTGGCTGGTATCTGGCGACTTGCTCCTCTCCGCCGTGAATTGATTATTGATAGCAAAGTGGATCTATTCGCCTTTTATGTTCCTCACAGACACATTTACGGCGATGATTTTGTAGATTTCATTAAAGATGGCAATGATGAATCCAAGACTTTTGAAGGAGTAACAAACTCTGACTTGCGTCCTTATCTTGCTTGCCACGAGCTCGGCACATTGCCACTCTGGGTTGTCGCAGGCTATAACCAGATTTGGAATCGATACTTTAGAGCACCTACCGCCGATGGTGATATTGTCGCTGATGACTATCTACCTAGTGCTAACTCAGACGCAAGCGATCACGGCTATAAGTGTGGATGGCTACCTCGTATGTGGTCGGCAACAATTGATGGTAATGTGGTGAGTTCGGATACCGATGTAGATGTTAATTCAAATACTCTGTCATTACTTGATTTAGAAAAGCAAAAGGCACACCTTAAAACTGAAAGACAACGCGAGTGGTATGCTCGCCGCTATACTGATGTCCTTAAACAAGGATGGAAGTCCGGTGTGAATATAGACGCCGACCAACGGCCGCAGTTGGTCTGGAAAACTTCCTTTTGGATGAGTGGCTCGGATGTGGATGGCACAGGCAATGACAATTTAGGACAATATGCCGGAAAATCTATGGCACTCGGCGGTATGCGTATGCCTCATAAATACTTCAACGAGCACGGAACTCTCTGGGTGATGGCGTTAGTTCGCTACCCGACTATTTTCGACGATGAGAAGCATTATCTGGATGGCAAAGTTAATCCGAGTTATAAGGAGTGGGCTGGTGATTATAATATTCTTGAAGCAGAACCACCTCAGACGATATCCGTGGATGATTTTTTTAGGCACAACGGCAGTAATGATATTGGAATGCGGCCATACGGCGATTGGCTCAGAGAACATCCCACTTATGTAGATAAGCAATACGATGATTTGGATGGATTTCCTTTCTTTTCAAAAAACACAGGAAAGAGTAAATCAGATTTCCGTTATGTAGATTCCGATGAATACGATGAGGCTTTCCAGACAACGCAACTCGCACACTGGCGAGCCCAACTGATGATTAACATCCTCGCCAAGCGATACATTCCGAAACCGCAAGCGTCAATTTTCGCAGGAACTAGATAGATGTATAGACCGGAAGCAAACCGACCACCTGTTCTTATTCAGCCTAATAATGTGGTGAGAATTGACGATCTTTTAAGCGGCTCAACTTTCGTCAGCGTTGATTCTAACGCCTTTGAGACTTTTAGCCCTTTGTTGATTAACGATATTGAGTTTAATAACCCGCCCACTAACACCGATCTATTTAGATCAATCAATTATACAATGGAGCCGGCTCGTTCGTTGTCTGCCGGTAAGAATGTTAGCTTTGGGACTTGGCTTTCTCTTCCAGCCTTAGAGCGTAAAGGTTTTAATCCAAGGCACTTGATGGCGTCCGCTACTCTTCATTATAGGCAGGATGATGGAGCCAGTTTTCATACACTTGGTTTTGGTTTGGGTCAGCGTTCATCGGCGAACTTGAAAGCTGGTGTCAGCAATTGGAACGAGGAGATCAACCGGATAACTGATTACCACTTGTTGCCTGGCATTAACTATGAGAACTCACGCATACACACTTTATCGTTGCCACCCACTCCGATTATATATAATTCAGTAGCTTCCTCCGAAAATGTGGTTATTTTATTCGCTTATGTTTCCACGAATGGCACTACCAATATATCTAACTTACGATGTAGCCTCTCACTCTACGCCTATAACAAAGACTTCCCCACTTTTGTTCCTACCAGATAATGCCTGTAGGTCCTTTTTCAGCAGGTGCTTCCAAGATCGCTGGTGGCGGTTTCTTTGGCAAGCTTTCCGGAGCACTCGGAGCACTTGGCGGATCGGCGTTTGGCAAGTCGCTCGGTGCGTCAACTCAACAGGCTGGCTCAGATTTAATTAGTAATCAGCTTGTATCGCAAGGAGGACGCATTCTTGGTATTCCAACGGCAGATGATAAACTTCTTAATACATTTAATAAATTATATCCCGGCACGAATCCGTGGGAACGACTTGGCTCATCGGGTAGCGGTGTTGGTGCTCGTGGTCTTGGAGCACAACTGGAAAGAGAAAAATTACGGACATCAGAAAAAATTGCCAGAATTAACGCAAGAGCTCAAGTCACTGCGGCCGGCGTATCAGTAGGACGCAATGCGACTGTTGGAGGAACGGCTCATTTGGAAGGTAAAGACACACAAGACTGGGATACTCAAGTCTCTGTTCGTCGTGATTTAGTAGATAGTAAAATAGCACTTAATTACGGCTTATCTGAAAAAGCTCGCCAAGAGGCTAATGCTATCGCACAAAAACTCGCACCTGAGCTCAAAAAACTAACTCGTGAATCTCAACTGTTGATGGCTCGTGCTATTACAGAAGCTCATAATGGTAATATTAAATACGCTGAATCGCTTTGGGCTGAGGCTAAGTCTCGTGCGGATGTCAAAAAGACTGAACTTGGCTATCTTACGCCCGCTTTTTCAATCTTTGATAATGGCTCATCAATTCCTTGGCAAGATACATTTAAGACGCTAACTGCTTTGCTTCCTATCGGAATTGCTGGCTATGGTTCTCGTTTTGTTTCTAGTGCTAAGTCTTTAATGCGAGCCACTAAGAAGCGTAAGCCTCGTCCTAAGTTTGACTTAGAATCTCCTAAGATTACTCCTCAACAACCCAAACTTCCATTCAATAAATAAAGGAGTATATTGATGTTTGATACTGTTAAATACATTGCCAAGCTCGTCACCTTCATCCCTCTTATACAAGCCTCAGCTCGTTTTGCTGTTGGTTTGTGTCGCTACATTCAAAATAGCAAGGAGATTGATGAAATCCGCAAGCAACTCAAAAAGTAAAGAAGGCCCTTTCGCACGGTCATACTTCCAAGACCGGACCTATCAGCTATTCAGACGGCTTGAAAACCGTTTGCGTGTCCTCTATTGTCACGCCGAAGCCTCTGGCACCGATCCTTCAATATTCAACCATCTCCAGCGTCTATATGACTACTATAACTCGTTTCAGTTTTGCCGACTTGATATTACTGATTTTATGGACCACCGCCGTATAATGTCAGCAGAATTAACAGATTTATTCAAAGAGTATCCCGATCACCAGTCCCACTGTGAGGCACTATTTGGCTTCTACGCTCCTCACCGCAGCCGGAAGAAAGGCGTAGACGCCATATTTTGGCACTTAGTAGCCAAGCAAGCTAGGAAGGCAAGTAACGGCCAAGCTATGTTTAGGCTTGTTTGTGAGGCATTTGAAAAGAGACATCAGGGATGGTATCCCATTTTCAATACTCTCACGGTCGCTCCAGAGCACCTAGACAAAGTGTTTGAGAAGGGTAGCAGATGTTGGCGTAATCATATAAGAAAGGTGAAAAGAGCCGTTCAGATTGAAGTATATGGCTCGGTTAGAGAAGCACAGAATCAACCTGAGGTGCTTACTTACTTCGCCTGTGTAGAGAGAGGCAGTGAGACTGGTCGCCTTCATATACATTGTTTAATGTGGCTTAAGGCTTTGCCAGCTGGCTGGCGTGATCCTAATTCTCGTTTTAGCTATACTTCAACACATCCGCCCGCACCTGCGTTGCGTGAGATACAGGAACTTAAAGAATACTGGAACTATGGATTTAGCTCGCCAATTGCTGTGAGAACAAGTGCTGATGACCCATACAGTAAGCTGGGCTGGCGTTTTCCGGTCGCTAGGGATGAGCTTGGCAACTACTCCGCAATTAAGACTAGCGATATAAGAGCAATCTGTTATTATGTAGTTAAATATTTAGTCAAAGATCAAGACTTAGATTTATCTGGAGGTAAGAAGTTATGGAGATTAAGACAAACTCGGAATCACGGATTGAATCAGCTGAAAGCGATTCTCAACAAACTAACGCAAACCCAGATACTACAGCTGATGAGATTAAACAGAATCCCGATACAGATGTTCGATCGCTGGATACCAACAAGATTAATAAAGAGGCTGATGGTGAAGGTGATGTTGAGTCGGATGAAGCCGAGACGAATACATTTACTATTGATGGCTATAAAGCCGAAGGCGACATTGCTACCGCCTTCCAGATGTATAACAAAGATGAGACCACTCCGCAACCAGCTGAGTTCTTTGGAATCGATACGCCCGATGAGCTCAAAACTCACGGCAGGTTTTAAGGTAATTGGTAGAGGTGTAGCAGATGTGGAATCAAGATTTAATTTTAATCCTAATAGTCTCAGTGTCCCTGTTTTTGGCGGTTCAGCTAATATCTATCACGGCACTTGACAGCTTTTGCTGATTTGGTAATATAGAGCTATGAATCATATTAACCTCAACCCTTCGGCAGATGATTTGCTTTGTCCTCGCTCTTTAGATGAGCTTGGCAAGGTCGCTGTCGCTATTCAGAGCGCGTTGGATGTTTTACACTCGGCTCGCTCTGATTTTTTTAAGTCTGAGCTAGATCATCCGACTGACGCGGTGCGTCAAGCCGAATTGAATCTAGAGTATGCTTGCTTGGAATCGGAACACATAATAAGAATGTTTGCCAATCAAGTCCGAAGCAACAAAGGATTAAAACTATTGGAGAAATCACAATGAAAGATAACGCAATTTGTTTAAGTGCGATGAGTGTAGTAGCTCAGACTGCGAAGGCTCACGGTATCCAAGGATTGGGAATTAACCCTGACGACTTTAAGCTTTTGACTGGTAATAAGGTATGGATGTCGACCGATAAACATTCAGTTTGTAGAACGCTTCAATCGCTCATTGGTGGCAGTATGTCTGCCCAAGGCCTTCCCCAGATGGATCTCTGTGCTGAGTATTTGGCAGCAATAATAGCAATGTTTGTTGCTCCAGTAAATTATATGGCGGCGTGTAGCTATATGCAGGGCGTGTATTTGGATGTAGATGTCGCTGTTCGTGATGATTCGCCTTCTAAGTTTAGCCCCTCCCGTTTGTTCGGACTTGTTCTGTTAGCAAGTTCTGGTGAGTATAAGGAGTATCAAAAGTTATTCAATAAAGACGGTAAGTACATGATCGAGCACGCGGTGGAGAAAGCCAAGTGAAGCGTCGCTTTTCTAGAGGTCGCAAAAAAATGAGCCGGAAGCCTAGTAGCAAGCGAGCCTCTCGCCGAGGCGGTGGCAAGAGAACTAATATAGTAGGAGGGATTCGGT